AGCAGTCTAGCCATTTCTAATGTCCGGGCAACTGCCATCTGCAAGTTGTCTAAGGCGACACCGAATCGGAGCCTAGCCTCACCTACCATCAGTGCCATTGGGTAGCCAGCTTCCACACCTTTTGGTGCGACACCTTTCAAAACACTTGGCTGTGTTAAATCAAGGCTTGCATCTGCCATTTGGGTTGCTGGTATAATACCCTCTGGTAAATTCCGAGCTGCCCATTCAATTGTTACTCGTTTCCCTTCAGCCGTGAAATAAACCTTGCCAGGTTCTGGGGTCAACTCCAGCCCACCTTCTTTATAATCCTCTGGGCTGCCTTCAGCTACTATTTGGGGCATAGCGTTAAACTCAACAGATTTGTCTAAATAAGAGTGTCGCCTGCATTGAGACAAAATTTTATCATAGGCACCAAAGAGCAGGCTGACTGCCTTGCTTTCAGGTGAATTGCTATCATCCCTCATACCCCAACCAGAATAAACATGAACATAAGGGGTAAACCCATATTTATTCTCCTCCACGCCATCAGTAGCTGGCTCTTTATCAGCTAACACGCAATATTCTTTAGGCGACCAGAACTCAACTACTGTTATTCGGTGGGTATCTAATTTACTGGAAATCCAGTTGGGGAACATCGCCTTGACTTGACCAACTTGAAGAGTATAAATCTGCAACATGTTATCGGGTCGGCAGTCGGTATGGTCTGGTGATGGATAACAGGTCATCGGGTCAGGACACAGAATCTTAATTGGCATCCGCTCTGTCTTCCACATAAGCTTCCGCTCTTCATATTCTGCCTCTGATTCTCCCTTTCTCTTTTTTAATTCGCTTTCCCACGCTTCTATATCCTCAACCAATTTGAAAAACAACTCACCTCTCGCACCTATATCCTTTGCCCCACTAAAAATTGGGTTATCTGTTTGTTGCATCGCTAACCTAAGAAGAGCATCACCAAATTCCTGTTGCTTAATAGCTCGGTTCTTATAAGGATTAGTTGGCTTAAACGGGATGACCTCAATAACAGGATTACCCAATGGCATGTGGCTCATATAGGTCTCAATCATCTCCCTGGCAGTAGGCAGTTTAATCTTGTCAAACTTTTTGTGAACCTTAAAATCGTAGTTAAGGTTGTAAAAATCCTGTGCCTTTTTCTGGTTAGCTCTTAATTGCCTGAACTGAGATACTCTGCTCAGTGAAACTGCAGTAACCCCCTTAGTTTGCTCCATTGCCATAGAACGGATTTCATTTAAGGTTATACTCATATTTTATCTCCTCAATAATATGATGGGGAAAGGGCGGTTAGTCTTCCCCTTTTAGGAGCGAGCCCATATCTTGAAACGATGGCATAGATAAGGGCTTTAATCGCATGGTTATGCTTATCATCTGGCTTCTCAGAGAGAACAGTCCCGACCTTATCCATTTTCATCTTATACATCCCGCCCTGCTCAATATTGGGTGGTGGTTTACATCCGCCAAACTCGCTGATTATGCCCCGACAACGACTATCTATGTGGATTTGCACCTCTCCGCTTACAGGGTGTGGGATTAAGAAAGTCCTTAATCGGTCTGTGCCATCGTCTATGGGCACTCTTCGGTTGTCTAAATTAAATCCAGCCTTCTTCCATATCTCAATGATAGGAGCTTGCCCTTGGTGTTGCTTTGCAGCAATATCAATAGCACCACCTTCTACTTTTTTCAGGTAAGGCTTCTTTTGAACCATAGTGATAATTTCGTCTGTAATGAGATATTGCTCATATATCTCATCAATGATATAAATGTGGTCGTTGATAAATTGGATAAACTCTACAGCATAAACCCCAGGTGAATGACCAGGGTCTATGCCAAGATAAATTGGCTCACTAGGGTCAATTGGATAACTACCAGTATGCAATGTAGACTTGAACTCTGAAAAAACCAGACCCCTTGGTTTAATTGGCTTGCCAGCAAACCTTTCACTAAACCGCTCTTCACCGTAGATAGCTTCCAGCCTTTTTATCTCTGGGTCTTCACGACCTAGTGGGAATATTGCCGTATTATTCCAAGTCGGTAAGGCAAAGCTTTTCCCGCCATCAGTATTTTCTACCTGGTATTCCTTGAACTTGTCGGCGAACCAATCAAGCGAAGTTTCAAATGTCCCCGACATTACCAACCATCCCCGCTTCTCTGCCAGTCGCCCTAAACATCTCAAAAATATCTCATATGAAACCTGGGCTGCCTCACAAAGAAGAATCCCATCTGGGGCTTGAGCAGCTAATCTTTCAGGATACTTAGCTGATTTAGTCTCTATATGAGCCTTACTTCCTTCTAAGGCAATATCCATAGAGCATTGGTCTCTTGTGGGAAAGTGGGCATTTTTTAGTATTCCCAACTTGGTAAAATCGTCCAATAGATAAGCAAATTCTGGTCGGCATAGGTCATAATCACTAGCCACTAACCAGTAAAGTTCACCAAGCCAATGTTGCGAAATTAACTCCTTAGAACCTGTTGTACTCTTCCCACCTCGCTCCCCACCAGCTACTAACTTAACTCTGTGATTATCTTTATGGATAGATTCCTGGTCTGGTGTTGGTGTATAACTTATTTTGTCAAATATTAGTTTTTTCGCTTCCCATGACGGCATCAGTTAATTCCTTATTTCCATTACCTTGGGCTTTAACCTCTAAGTCTTTAAGTTCCTTTAATAATTTTTGGGATGCCTGCTCGGGACCAATAGTTAATTTCTCCTGAATTAAACCATCAACCTTTGCCCCGAGTTCAAGGGCACTTATAATGACCCTTTGAGCAGCCAGTTTGATGTTTTCGTTCTTGACATTATCAAATATGTCCCATGCCTTTTTCTGGATTAAATTTACCTTAGCCAATGCCCGCTTCTTCCGGTATTCAAGCTTTCTAATAGCTTTGGCATCCATCTGCTTTCTTAAATATGTTATATCCGCACTGATTGTGGTGGCAGTGGACTTAAGCTCATTAATTATCTCTAAATTACTATAGCCCTTGAGGTGCAGGTCAGCCACCTTTGCCCGGCGCTCTGCTCTCTCAAGAATGGTTGCATTTTTAGCCATCTTAATTCCACCTTACATAGTTTTGAAATAAAACAGGTAAGACCTCATTGATAATTCTCCTAGCTCGGCGACAGGGATAGGAGCATACTAGGGCACAACGAGCTCCTTTTGACCTGACACACTCAACAGTCAAAACACTCCATATATCTTTTGATAGCCTACCCTCTATAATCAGCTCATCGTCATTTGCTATTTCTGCTATGTTTGTTGCCATTATCTCTTCCACCTAGACTGGAATTAGCTTGTTTCCCTTGGACTGTAAATGATATGACCTCTGGCACTTCGGGCAGTAGTAAAATGCACCGAATTCCGTCTTACCTTGACGCTTCATTTGAACATTGTGAAAGGCACACATAGCAAACTTTGGGCGGTTATATTGCATCCTTACCCATCTCGCAAAGCCTAAGAAGACTAAAATCCTTCCCCAGATAATTTTCAATCTCTGCGATAGCTTTCTTTTCTTCTTCAATGTCTGTCCCTGTGAAACCTCATGTGCCAGTGTCCATCATTGGGAATGTGAGGTCTCACCTCTCTATAATGTTTGCTGTGAGGCATCCCTGGTGTCTTGCCTTGATAGCGACTTCCCCCCATAGCAAAGGGATTTAGCAAACTACCCACTGATGCCAAAGCCTGATACACCGTCAATAATCCTTTGTTCATTGTTATCTACTCAACCTCTCTAAACATTTTCCCCTGTATGCGACACATCTGACCATTCGCCTTAAACGGTCTCATCTTGGCATATGCCTCCAGACTCATAGCAACATATTTCTCCTCGCCATCAGATATAATGAGCTTCGGCTCAACCAGAAGCTCATCCAGCTTCGGAGCAGGAGTCGCTTTGAATGTGCTTATCATCATCCGCTCCATATTACCCCCTTTATTTCCTCGGCACTTTACTTCCAGCATGCCTTCTTGCATCTGAATAACAGGCTGCGACTCTTCGGTCATTGTCCCAATCAGGATGTTCGTCAGCTAACTGAGATATACATGCTGAAATAGCCTTATCTATAGCCTCTTTTGAGCTTCTACGAGTTAATCTTGCTGTTGCTAGCGGCATAATGTCCCCCCTATTTTACTTGCCTACTTGCTACGATAAGGAACTCCTATGGGTCCCTTACCCTTTCCCCTACCTAATCCTCTCCCTGCTCCACCACTCCTTATTTTGCTCCCTGGACATGGTTTGTTTGCCACATTATCCCTCCTTTATCCATTTGTGTCCTATAGCACGAATACGAATACCCCCCCTGAAATTACCAAGCTCTAAGCAATGAATATTAACTCCCTCTTGTGAAATCTCGCCTAGAACTTCCACCATAATTTTTAGAAAGGTTGGCAGTGGAATATGACCATCATTCCAAGCTATTTCCCTATCAACTTGAATTACTTTTCCCTTCGCTTTCCCTGTCCCATCACATATTGGGCAGGTATCCTTGCAATCATCACAATAGCCATATTGGGGAAGCTCCTTTTTACATCTAAAACATTCGGGCATTTTTAATTACCTCCTTTTTACTTCTTTGAAAATACTTTCTTTAAGAATCCTTCAATCGCTTCTACTCTATCAGGTATCCCACTTGTGGCTGTCTCAAAGTCGTAGTCCAGCCTCTGTTTTAATTCCTCTACCTCTGCTTTCTCAGATGAAATCACCCCAATAAGAGTTCGCATCTCCCTTATTAGTAATCCTACAGAACTAACTAGTTTGTCCTTTTCTTCCACAGTTTCTCCTTGAGAAGTCCGATTACCAGCTTTGGATTGGCACGACCTTTAGTTGCCTTCATTACCTGCCCGACAAGAAACTTCAG